GTTTGGAGGGGCATTCCCATTCTTTACTCCCCTCCTTCTTGAAGGAGGGGTAGGGGTGGTTCCCTCCTTACTCCTTCCTCCCTTTATCTCCCCTCTCCGTTCGGGGAGGGGTCGGGGGTGGGGTTCCGTTTCTCCGTCTAACCGTCTAAATTAGAAGCTCAGCTCATACAGCGCAAATGCCTGCGGCTTGCCGCTGGTATTGCCGTTGATCTTGCTCGAAAGCTCGGTCATCGAAATCTCCGTCGAGAACACCGACACAACCTTGGCAGCCTTGGCAACGGCAGCACTGGTAGCGTCAGTCGTCAGGTCCATAGGGCCATGCTGCTGGAGAGCGAAATACTCCCACAGGCCAATACCCATGAAGTGCTTCTTGTAACCGCCTGCGTCGGTATCGTCAACATACTCGTTGGTGTCCAGCGTCTTGTTGATGTGACCAGAGGTGGTGTAGGGGAAGCCTGCGAGCAGACCGTTCTCGATGATGTAACCGGGAACGCCAGGGCTCTTCAGCGTAGCCTTCAGCTTAGCCTCGGTGTACTTGTCAATAGTGAAGACAGGCTGCTCCTCGAAGCCCTCACCAGCGAAGGCAGCGGCAGCAATCAGAATCTTCTCGAAAGCACCACTCGACAGGTCGAGAGTCTGAGCGTCAACCAGTGAGAACGGGCCTTTGTTGCCGTTCCAGTCAGCATGAGAGTACACCTTCTTAGCGAAGTACACGGCCAGAGCCTTGCGAATCTTGAAGATGATGAAAGCATAGAGGTCGAAAGCAGCGAAGTTGATAGCCTTCTTCGACACGCCGATAGCCAGCGACACACGACGGCTGATAGCCTTCACATTGTCGAAGTTGATGGCCTGCTCATTCACGACCTCAATCTCGCCAACCTCCTCCATCTCGGCATCGCTGATGTTCACGGGCCACACCTCGTCGCCGGTAACACCTGTCAGCACAGTCACGGTGCTGGGCAGTCCAAGACCTTCCAGCTTGGTATCCATCACCTCGTTGATCTTCAGCGTCACGGCACCAGACTCGGTTACAGACGAACCGTCGGGAGTGGTCTTCGGCACGAATGTCAGCGTCACGTCGCTGCGCTTGTGAGCCATCAGGTCCTGATAATACTCACGCAGCTGTGCGCTCATGTCCACATGCTCCTGAATCTTGGCCAACTCAGCATTGGTAGCCATACCGCGAAGCTGGGCACCGATAACGGCATCCTCGCGCAGCAGCGAATCAAAGTTCTCCTGCTCTTCAGGAGTGAAGGCACGCTTTCCTTCCTCACGTGCGTTGGCGGTTTCCTCGATCTTGTCGAGCAGTACCAGAATGTCCTGATGACGCTTCTGGAGTTCAAATTTTGTTTTTCCCATTTCTAAAACGTTTTAGGGGTTAATAATAAAATAATTCAATCATATCAGCATGTCTGCGGTCGCGCTGACGACGACGCTCAGCCATCATCTCACGCTCACGCTCCATCATCTCTTCCAGCTCCTCACGCTCGCGCTCTTCACGTTCCTTGCACTCCTGCTCCTCCTGGGCCTTCGTCTCCTGAGCCTCGCGCTTGGCTTTCTCCTCCTCATTCTCCTGATGGTTCTGCTCCCACAGCTCACGAGCATTCACGCTCGTCTGTCTGTATGCAGGGTCCATGCCGATGGTAACGGCTGTGAGCGCACGGAACTTCCTGTGGATAATCTTCACGTTCTTGCCACCTTCGCGCTCCTCCACATCGTATTCCTCAGGGTAGAACTCAAAGGAGCAACCAGAGTAATCACCGCGACGAACCATCTCCAGGCAACGGTCGCCAATATCACACTTCGGAGCCTCAAACTCAAAATTGACACCTTTCTCGTCCACACTCAGACGCAGACTGCCGGCACCCTTGTTTGCCCTGGCAACGGTCAGGCCACGGTCATGAAGCATGTTCATCTTGATGTCCTGAGAGTTCAGAAACTCCATCGTACAAGCCTCGGGCTTGATCACTTCCCTGAATCGGTAGCCCCAGTCATCCAATACCTCTGACTCGGCGTTGAAGACGATGGCAGTTCCGACGATGGTTCGTGAAGACTCGCCCTGCGCATCCTCACCAGCTTCTCTAACGGCAAGCTGGCATTCAATGCTTCTGATTTCTTGCTTCTTTTCATCCATTTTCATATCTTGTTAAAAATCCATTTCATAACACCCTCACCTTCATTCCTCAGGTTTACCAACTCCCCTCCTACTGGGAGGCGATTGCGTCTTCATGGAGCAATCTTCAAGCAGGGGTGGTGGATGTATCCCCCTCTCCCTCTGGGGAGGGGTCAGGGGTGGGGTTACTCCCCTCCTCCTGGGAGGAGGGGTCAGGGGTGGTGGGCTCCGTCGGCCTTCCGCCGCCACCGACGGCGCGGCCCTTCTCACTGCCCAGTTCCATGAGGTTCGTTGAGATATACACGATGTCGCCGTTTTCGACTGCTGGCATATCCCACTCCTTGCGCTCTTCGTTAACCGTCGATATACCCGCCGCAATCTTCTTCTGAGCAATCTCTGCACGGCCCTTCGAGTCGAACATCATCAGCGGCAGTTCGCACAGGTGAATCCTTGCCTTTCCGAAGTCTTTTATCGTCAACAACTTGCGCGTCATCTCGTCTTCCAACAGTCGCCTCTTCGGCTGGATGCAATTCATCAAGAAGTCCAAACGGTCGGCTTCTGGTGTCTTGTACGACGAATTGCTACCGTCCATCGCCAACGACCTCGGCACTGCCATCACACGGCAAATCTCAGCCACGCCAAACTGCCTTTGGTCAAAGAGTTGCATATCTGCCGCACTCATGCTCACGTTCTGAATCTTGTCAAGGTTTTGGAGTGCGGTCACGTCACGGCTATACATACGGTCGTTAATCTCATCGGCATACTTCTGTGCCTCCTTTGGATCAAAACGACCTGCGGCAATCGGACTGACCGTGCCGTTCTGATTTTCGCTGATGAAGAGTTTCATGCGCCCGCCTTTTGCCGCCGTTTCTAATGCAGAGTTATCGAGCGTCTTACTGAGCGTCAGCATCTCCGAGGCATAGTCGAGCGTGCTCATGCCGACCATACTGCCACGTCTGCGGAAGGTGTTGGCAACGTGTATCACATCTTTGGCCGGAACGTTGTCACGCGACCACTCGCCGCCCTCGCCGTTGTAGGTCAACAGGTAGGTATTGTTGATCTTGTCAAAACTGCCACTGGTGGCGAGCCAGAATGATTCAGGATTTCCGAATATGTCTCGCTGAATGAGTATAAAGGCATTGCCACGCGCAACCGTTTCCACTTCCACCTGCCGCCAGAACTCGAAGGCCGACAAAAACTCATTGGGCTGGCGTTGCAACAACCAGTTCAGCGTTCTCCAATAGCCATAGTCATACTCCACGTAGTTGCCCTTCTCGCGGTTGAGTTGTTGGTACTGTGGCGTAAGCTGTGCCATCGTGTTTGCACGCAGCTCCATACACCGGTAGTACGTCGCAATCCTCAGCGCACGCTCCTGGTCGCTGACATACGCAATGTTCTCCTCAAACGAACCTCCCTTCACAGCCTCCTGATTAGAAGGATGGCCGGGGTCAGTCGTCACAGGAATACCAATCGGAGCCTCACGCTTCCTGAATATGTTCATAAAGAAATTATCCATATCTCTTTCCTTTTTCAATACACTCCTTTTCAGTTCTCAGGTTTACCAACTCCCCTCCTCCCCCGAAGGCGATTGCATCTTCATGGAGCAATCTTCAAGCTGGGGGTGGTAGGTTTCCTGTTATTATGTTATTATGTCTTTAAATCCTGTTATTCTGTCAGAAATAGGGTATTACCTCTTTATTAAACATCATCGGCTGCTTTGCCTTCTTCTGCGCTATCGCCGACTTTGAGTGATGCCCATACCACTGCATCCATTTCCCGTCAGTAACGATGTCCTCACTCACAGGCAGAATCTTCATCGTCTCGCTGAACTGCGTATTCACGACAAAAGAGAAGATGTGCTGGTCCAACCTGTCTATCTCGTCACCACCCGTATATTTCATCAGGTGATAGGTCAGCCTGTTTGCGTCGAGGTTTACTGCCGTCTTCCGCACCACCTCGAAGCACCCCTGAAACATACCCTGATAGCCCAAGTCATAACCGAAGCCTTTCATCATCTTCAAGCACCTGTCAGCCACCGCTCGCGGGTATTTCCTACACTTCACCCACACATCCAGTTCCACGTCGAATCTGTTCCTCAGCGGATGGATCATCAGGCACCTGTCATACTTGCCTCCATAGAACTCCGTCATCAGTTCCGTCAGCGGCTGGCGCATCTCTATCGAACCGTCAATCCTCACCACTGTGTCGGTATGTGCAAACTCAAACGGATGAAACCTCACGTAGTAGCACTTCTCCATCACAGGCCAGCCGTCCATACCGTCGGCAACAACCACCTCCCACGTCCTGCTCCTCAGGCGTGGGTCGTCGGTAATCAGCAGATACTCGGCATTCGGGTCTTTCTCCATCACCTCCTGCACAATCTCGTAACCGCCGAAGATATAGGTCAGCACCGTGTACCGTTTCATGCACGCTTTGGCTTTCTGCGCTTCCGTTCCTTTGGTTTCTCTTCCAGTTGAGTATGCGGCTGTGTCACAGCCGCCACCGTAGGGTCGGCAATCACCTCCCACCTGTCAATCTTCATCGTGTTTACAACCTGCCTCACGGCTCCCGTATCCTTGGCCTTCAACAGCCATCCCTTCTCGGTCGACAAGTGATACTGCTTGCCGTCCTGACTGAATACACTCACATGCTCTATCATAATCTCATCATTTTGATTTCTTCTTTTCTCCCCTCCCTGCAAGGGGAGGGGTTGGGGGAGAGGTTCCCACAAATACCTATGCCTCGCCAACCACCCAGGAGCCTTCTCGCCTCCTTTGTACGATCCAGCACCCAGATGTTCTATCCTTGCCATCACATCAACCGTCTTCAACCGCGCCTCCTTGCAAGCCTTCAGGTCTTCCAAGAACGAGGCCCCCGTGTCATACCAGTTGCCATTTTCCGTACCGGCCCCCAGTCCCCACGCCCGCTTCGGGTCAAAGAAATGCAAGCCCAGTCGCCTACACTCCGGCGCATTGATATAGCACATATACGGCAGCAGCCGATGCATTCCGCGTCCCCATTCCGTCTCGCACTTACCGCCAGCCGTGAAGCCGTCATCGAACAGGTCATCTATCGAAGCCTTCAGCAGAATATCACTATCGCAAAGCACAAACGGCTCCTTGATGTTCCATATCAGCCAGTCCACACTCATCATGTGCTTCACACTCCCGAAGTTACACTTACCCTCCACAGCCATTCTTTTCAACCGCTTCGGATACTTCTCCAACTCCGCCTCAAAGTCTATCACCTGCCCCTTCGTATTGTCAATCACCTCCATCGTAACGCCTCCCCCAATCTGTTGGGGCAAGAGAGGGGCTTTATCGCTGTTTTCAAACACAACGAAGTGCCACTCCGCACCCTGCTTCAGAATGCTGAGCATACACGCCCGCAACAGCTCCGGCGTGTTATAATGCACTATCGCAACAGTCTTCTTCATAAAATCCGTCTAACCGTCTAAAGTCTATAGTCTATAGTTGTTCCTCCGTCTATCCGTCTCCTTACTCCCCTCCTCCCCCGGAGGCGATTGCATCTTCATGGAGCAATCTTCAAGCAGGGATGGTGGCCCTTTCCCCCGTCTGTCCGTCTAAAAAATCGTCTATCCGTCTAAAGTCTATAGTCGTTCCTTCGTC